TCTCTGCTACACATGAAGATAGCAACGTCTTTTATGTCAGTTCCATACATTTCATTGTGTGCCAACGCATACGCAGTACATTGTAGAAAATAATCACCAATCCATTCACGTCTCTTAGGCTTATTAGTCTGCTTAAAATCCATTACAGTAGGCTTACCTTTCCACACGCCTAATAAATCTGCTGATCCTGCATATAATTGGGGATAGCATAGACTAACTTCTGCTCCCCATACTTCATCCAGTTCAGCATCAATATTCTTGATTACAACATCAGCCATCATACGAGATTGAAGTAATGTTTTACCAGTTTCTTCATTACCCACGTATTCTTCATTTTTAACATATGATTCTAGCATAGCGTGCATCTGAGTGCCCACCATTGATGCTTCAGTCACTATTTGTTGGGCGGCTTCATCACCTACACGTTTTTTCCAATCAGATAACATCTTTCGATCGCGTGCTGGTTTTGTTGCAGACAAGACTGTAGTGACACTGGGGACAGGTTCACCATAGGGGTTCTTATATAAACGTTGACCGTTTACAGAAGTTCGGATTAATTCGCTATAAGCGTAAGGGGTTTTAATATTTACCATAGAGATATTATACTATCATAATACCCCTATGTCAAGTGTTATTTACTGATTACCAGTAAATATACCACGAAAATGTGTTACTTGTTACCGTATTTGTGATACGCTCGATCTTATAACCGAGGTTGCTGAAATGCTTGATGACTGAATCCATATCTGAGTATGTTGCGCGATTCGTTTCAGTACCTTGCCATACATTAAAGTAACTAACACTTGATGGATTAGTTGCTGTTGACGTACCTGCTGCTAATCCCAAACTAGTATTGGCAGTACCTGCACCAATTGTATATTGCCAATCGGTAGTACCAGAAACAGTTATCTTTAATCGCAGTTGATCGCTTTCTTTATATGCAAGAACATTTGGAATTGCTGCATCATTTATGTCTGCAATTACCGCATTCAGACTTGTACCAGTTGTACCTAATACAACAGTTACTCCCTCAATGATGACAGTAGTAGAATTAACAATTGTGGGAGTCGTAACTGTTCCCGACACAACTACATCTGGTGTAGATTCTGTCATAACTGTCCCATCAGACACAGTTGTTTCATATAGCCCAGAAACCGAATCTGCAATAATTGCTTTCATTATTGATTCAGTCTCATTGAAGATAGTTAAATCTTGATTGCTGTTTGCTCTTGCCTGGGATGCATTTAATCCTACACTCATGTTATATGTCCTTTTTAACTTGCTTTCTTGCCATTTTATCTATGTGCTTGTCTTGTTGATCTTTACTTGGTTCGGATGATGTTTTACCATCTCTGCCAAAGAATACAACATCATCTTTGATATTATCAATTATAGGAATGGTATCCAATAAATCAAACAATACTGAATGATCGATCTCATTCCCCATATTGGCAAGAGATTTTGCCAATGTGTCGATACTCAAACTAGACATACCTTCTGCTGCTGCAACTGAAATAATATCAATGATAATTGATTTAACATCACTGGTATCTTCAACTACGATTTCAGAAAAACGCATTTTAGTTTCTCAACGTAGCAAATGCTTGCTTTAGCAATTCTTTGCTGACTTGTCCATCTTGTTGTGCTTCTTTAACCATGCGCATTGCAGAAATATACTTATCTTCTTTCATTTCGCGACCAATTGGATTCTCTGCACCAGATGCTGCATCAACGCCTTCAAAGTCATCGCCAATTTCTAATTCATCATCAGCGAACTCGTCGCCCATGTCTAACTCGTCACCGAAATCAGTATCAAGTGTATCCATTGATCCACCAGATTCAACTGGCTGTCCCTGTGCAACTAGTAATGCGTTAGTAACTTCACTGTTAGCAGATTTAACCGCTTCTAGTGCTGCACCAATTGCTGCTTCTGATGCCATAGTGAATGCTTCTGCTTCTGCTGTGCCTACTTCTTCTTTCATAGCATTGGTGATGGACATAAGGTCTTCAACTTGCATACTTGCTAAGTTTTCAGCCATTTTTTGTAAGTCATCTGCCATTTGCTTAGCAGCAAGTAATACTTCTGCTTGATCTAAATCTTGTGATTCTTGTAATTTCATTTTAGTACCTTGGGTTGTTTTTGCTACTTCGCTTAGTACCATATTGATACCTTCTGATATTAGAAGTAACTTTTGAAAATCTTTCGCACTAACATCTACGCCAGATTCGCGTAATAATGTGATACGAGTATTAGTTGTTTCTTGAATCTTAACCAGTTTTGCTGGCTGCATTCCGAAATTGAATTTAATATCAAAAACTTCGTTCAAGGCTTTAGTTAACTTGGAAAATTTGTCTTCTTGCAAATCGTGTAAAATCATTTTAGTGCTCCATTAAAATTATATATTATAATGTATTTATACAAAAACTAAATTACAACTTAACTTAATTAAGTTGTAACTCAGTATAATTGAATTAAAATATATTTATGTGAATTGAGGTGTGCCCTTGGGCGATATATTGGTGTTGCAGTTGTTATTTATAATAATTTTTTGATTGCAATCTTCATCTTATGCATCTTATCAGTTGCAACACTATGCTTTGCGGCTGCTATGTCTGATTCAATACTTTCAGTCAATGTTTTCTGTCGTCTTTTTTGCAATGCTGCTTCTTCTAGTGCAGATGCATATCGTGCATCATAATCAATAATGGATTTAGATTTGCTTGTATCATTCTTGAATAATTCATTCTTGATGATTGCCATTGCTGACTCAAATAATGCTAAATTTTCATATTTACGAATACCATTCTCTGTAACCGTATAATAAGTCTTTGCATAACCAGATATATTGTGCTTCTCTAATACAACATTGAACTTATCAATGCCCACACTCTCTGGTGATACTTTCTTAACCGATTCAGTTACAATATTACTTGCTGCTGATTCAGTTGCATCTTGTACTTTATGTAACTTAGCCAAAATATTATACATCTCTGTAGCATCTTGACTAATATTAGTTGGTACTGAATTGCCAGTTGCATCAATTACAGGTGCTGATTTGTTATTCGTAGCATTCTCTAAATTTTGCAATATTTTAAGCATGTCCTGCGATTCTTGATTCATTATAAACTGCCTCTAAGTCTCTTAAAATATACCTTACCTTCTCTTACTACTCTAGTAAGAACGCCTTTCGATACTAATGATTTAGCAACAAATGCTTCACGCTCAGTAAAATCTGATTTACATGTTTCTTCAACAATCTTATCATATACTTTATATTCAGTATTTGATAATATGATTGAGATTCCTCCAGGACACTCGACAAGTTTCATTACTTTAGACCTGCGAGTTTCTTTAATTTTTCAATAGCACTTGCATTATCACCAACTGCGCCTGCATTGCTTGCTGATGCATCTGAGTTTGCGTCTTGCTGTACATCATCAGGATCAGTAGATGTCGTACGACCAGTAGATACCGTGTCACTGCCGTATGCTGCGTTTCCGCCGGGTGCACCTGCTACCTTACGCTCTTCAATAGTCTCTTCGTTGCGCTGAGATTTCTGATGAGCATTATACTCTTTACGACGAGCATCATGTTCTTTCTTTTCAGCAGGAGTCATTTGAGATACGAACTTCTTTGATTCGTCATACCTATCTGATGAAGTCTTTGACAGTGCGCTGGGATGACCCGCCTTTGGTGACGTAGTTGTTGTTGCAGGAGTTGATTTGCCCGCCAAACTTCTTACAGTCAAACCTAGCGCGACTCTGCCAATTGCTCCGATAATCGGTAACATTTCGTCTAATTGTTCTTCATCGTCGCGCTCATTTTTTAAATTTGCTACAACGCCAGGAGATTGCATCTCTTGCATTCTGCTATCTTTGTCATGCTGTGCGTACTCTTCATACGACATATAGTAATCAGTATCTGGATCATAGTATAGACCTTCTGTTGCATCATAATATACTACTTTACCAGATCGCAACATAAACGGACCTTCTAAACCATTGCGCTCTTGATAACGCTCTTTATCCATTGATGGAAGCACTGTATACCCTTCATCGAGATCTAGAGTGATATACTTAGTAAATAGATCATTGTCATTTGTCTTTAGTGCTGTAGTTAATTGCAATGTACCAGAGAAATTCAAGTCTCTTAGATCTGCACTGATCTGTTCATCAGTTAATTCTACACCAAACTGCTCTAGTGCATAATCGCGCACTGTATGTATAATACTATTGTTCTTGATTTCCATTATCGTCTCGATTTGTTTAATTGTTTTACGATTTTACTCGTTGGATTGACGCGCTTTGTCTTTTGCGCTTTTTTCGTCATCCTAGCACCCTTAGATGCTTTTGTCTTTTTCATTAAGAATCGTTTTTTAATATCAATTGGTGCGGCACATTGCTGAGGACTTGATACAACTCTACCTTTACGCTTCCCTACGGTACATCTAAATTTCTTAACAACCTTATTTCCTCTCTTAGCAAAGACTACCTTTGATTCGGAAATAACTGTATTGTATGCTTCATTAAGTATCATCTTCTATCCGATCCCTGCTATTGGAGTCATTGACTGTAAATTTATCATCAACATACCAACAACTGATATTAAACCTACAATAACCGTTCCTGCTGCTGCTACAATCAATCTCATATTGCTATCTTTGCCTAAACGATTTCTCTCAATCATATCAGACATATTATCTGATATTTGATCGACTTTCTTTTCTAATCGTTCAGTACTATCATCTAACTTTTCTTCTATTCGTTTATTGGAATCGTTAACTTTCGCTTCCAAATTAGTAAATTTTTCTTCTAACACGCGATACCTCTCTGCACATAAATCCACATGGGCTTCGAGATTTTCACGCTCTAATCTTGACTGACGTATTGACATAATTGATTCCATACTATCTGCGTCTTCAAAAGAGCTGATTTTCATTCTTGGGACGCTCTGCGTCTCTTCTAAGTATTTATGCAAAGACGCTTATTATATAAAATAGATGTTTTTGATTTTTTTATTCTGTGTGGACATACTACTCGGATTGAATTTAATGGTTTCAGTTAATTCAGTGTGCATAGGAACATTATTGCAGTCATTTATTAAATGTGTGTATTTGCCATCACCTGAACGATATGCATCTTGTGAATCTGTCGTGAATATTAATTTCCATACAGAATGAGTATCTTTGAATTTTGAACCAAATTTATATTCACTCATTGACGCATTTTCAAGTTTCGTCACAATTAGGTTTAATGGCTGGGTACGCATACTCAACACCTGTATCAATGAATTTAAATTTTGGGCTTGACGGAATTCCATAGTGGAACCTTTAGGATTATTAACGCCAGTATCAGTAATATCAACCAGCGTGTATAATACATGCTCAATGCGCATGTTAAAGTTCTAACGCTTTACCAGCGGCGTAACCAACTGCAAATGCAGCGGCGCCCTTTGCCAATGTGTTACCAATGCTTGATTTCTTAGCATCGTTAATCTCAAGACCTTTGTCTTTTGCAAACTTTGAATATAATGGCATCAAGTCACTACGACGAGCATTCATTCTGAAATATCTCATTAATTGAGTTGTAACCAATTGCTGTTGCTGTGTTGACAATTTAGTCCAATCTTGTGTTAGTCGACGTGCTGCACGCAACTTAGGATCTTGAATCTTTAAATCTTTTTCTAACTTAAAAAAGAACTGCTGAGCCACTGCTGGACTCATATTACCAGTTTTGATCTTTTGTAAGAATTGCTTTATCTTCGGAGTATCAATCTTTACTTTGCCCATCAACATAGTGTCTTTCTCGTCACTAAACATTTCACTTGGACGCTGAATACTAAAAATTGTTTGATATAAATCTGGACTGCTTGGACTTGGACGATTGAAATTGCCCATCGCAGTGGTTCGTTGTGCATATGCCTTTGCAACAGGTGCATAATTGTAATCATTGCTCATTGCATATAGACTCATAAGACTAACGAACAAATGATCAGTTAAACCCCTCGCTCCTGCACTAGCAATTTGATTTCTTGTTCTGAACATTCTTGCTTCGCCCAGAGTTTGCATAAATTCTAATTCATCTGACATTATCTTACCACTCCTCTATTTGCTGCACTAAACGTTGCTCTTGGAACTAACTTCATATCACCTTTGGGATGAGCGAGTACGTAACCTTCTCCGCCTGGCTGACCGTTAATGCTTTGCTTCACTTGTCCACCTTGACTATCAAATTTACCAATGATATCGTCTTTAGTAGCCATAACTGCTGCTACTACATTCCATAATGCAACGAATGCAACTTTATGTTGACCAATATATTCTAATACTTTGACTTTCATTTTATCTGAAACTTGTTTTCTATTCTCTAACCAAGTTGGGAAATCTGCACCTAACTTAGTTAGACCCGTGTCTACCTTACTATTCATATATGCGTATAGTAATTCGGGCAATACTTTCATTTTCTGTGTGGTTAGCGTGTTGTCATTTAATAGTTCATCAACGCCTGCTGCATTCTTTTTAATTATTTGTTCAAGTTGGTCAATTGCACCTGTATCAACTTCGACAGGTTGTTCTGTGGTTACACTTGGTACTACCAATACATCTTTTTGGTTGTTAAACAAGTCGATGTTACTCAAAGGTCCTTCGTTACCATTGGCATCTTCTTCTCTATGTATCACAATACCAGATGTACTTGCACCAATGCGCTTACCTAAATCGCTTTCTACATCTACTGCATACTCAACTACGTTTGGCTTGAACACATAGTTCTTTTCGACAACTTGAGGCGTTGATTGATATAATAGATCGCCTTTAAAGAATCCTCTATAGTCAGTCGGTACTGCTTTTTCATATATAGTAAACAAATTTGATAACTGTTTTGCAAATGCCATGCGCTTTGGGTCTTCACGGAACTTACCACCACTACGACTAAGCATAATATCTTGTAGTTGTTCTGGACTCTTTGCCTTACCATCTGTTTTAACTGCTGAAAATCCTGACTTGTCTGTGAATATAAACTCACCGTCTTGATCGCGACCAAATACCATTGCAGGACTTCCATCCCATTTAAGTGTTACTGCTTTATGATCATCTCCTGACATACTGCGAAGTGCTTCAACTGCTCTCATAGCACCATTGCTGCCTTGGAAAAATATCAAGTCTTCTACGTGCTGTATGCGACTTTCTGATAGTACTGATTCTCCCAACTCGGATACATCAACATCGTATAAATCTGATCCAGACTTCAATCTGCGATTTCTTGCATCTCTTGCTTCACGCTTCTTCTTGCCTGTAATATTAATAATTTCTGAAATTTTCATTTTTTGTCTCGTAGTTTTTTTACACCGCGCACAAAACGACTTGGTTCTCTATTTTTAAGATCTAATATCATACGCTTTTGTAAATCTTGCGCGATATCAGCATCATAATTCTGTTCTATCATTTCAAGAAGATTGATCATACTACTCAATACATTAATACCACGGCTTTCTATTAATTGTGCGGTATCTCTGGCTGGTGCAATATTATTAATTTCTTCTAATAATGATGTAGTTCGTTTCTTCACGTCAATGTCTCCATGCTTATGTGTATTTATGCATTTAATCTTGTTTTCTTAAAATACTACGTAGACGCGCTGATTGGTCTTCTGTACTAGTAGGCTCAGGCGCTGCCTCATTGGGACTTTGAACTATCGTGTTTTTCTTCTTTAATTTATCATATATTGTACTAGATTGATTCGTTATAGTATCTTGCTCATCATCAGGCAAGTCGGTAATTCGCAACCCTTCTATATCAAACGCTAAATCAACTTTCTGTCCTACACCAGATGAACTACGTGTCTTCATAAATTGAATTTGATACCTACCACGCTCTCTCATCGCTTGACTTGTAAAGATACCAATTACGTTATCTGCTGTTTGAATCTTACTTAAACCACCAGAGATATGACTATGATCGAATTCTACTTCTTCAACTGCCGATCTATTCAACTGTGACGCAGTTGCAAACAATACATTATTCTCTACTGCGAAGTTACGCAATTCTTCAGAAACATACTTATCTTTAATAAACAAGTCACTCGCATTGATCTTTCGTCCTGCGGGAGTCATTAGATCTAAGTAGTCAACCAACATAGCATCGATGCGTACACCATTCTGAACTTCAAATTCTCTCATGTAACTTGTCAAATCATTTGTAGTGATACCGTTGGGTACTTGAATTATCTGTAGTTTGCCCGCAGACTTGCCTTGCATACCTACTTTCAACGCTGTACCTTCTACATCGTTGAAGATCGCTTTTGTATTCATACCAGTTAACATACCATCAAGTCGTAAACCTGACAATGACTCACTTAATTCTAGTGAAACATATAAAACATTCTTACCCATCAATGACCAATTAAGTGCCAAGTTTTGTAAGAATAAACTTTTACCACCACCTGATGCTGCTGCGAAGATATTCAACTCGCCTGGGTTA